CTCCGCCCGCCGCAACATGGTCGCCACCTACGGCATGCGCGCCAAATACGGCGGCGCCAACTGCACGCTCGAGCAGAACAACGTCACCGTCACGAGCGGGCACGACGACACCACGTGCGGCAACTCGAGCGTGAACGCGGTGGTCCACCGGCTCGCCCAGGCGGAGGTCTACGGCCACTTCACTGCCACCGAGTGCGACTACACGCGAGACCCGGAGTACGTGGACCACGACCGCGCTCGGGCCCGAGGCGACCTGGACGAAGCCGTCGACCGCGGCGTCGGCGCCGCCCTTTTCGGCGTGGGCGCCACCCTGAAGGCCGCACGCAACATCACGGCCTGGGACGCCGGCATGGCGGACACCACTTTCTACCACCGCCTCACTTGCCCGGCAAGCGCCGCCGTCATGGGCGACGACGGCTTGGTGGTGCTGCCCACCAGCGACGCGGAGCGGTACAAGAACGCATTTTCTTCGGCGTCGCGCTCGCTCGCTTTCGTCCCCGAGGCCGCCATCAGCGATTCGGTGTGCGATGTGGAGTTCTGCAGCATGCTCGCGTGGCCGGCGGTCGGCGGCACCGTGTTCGGCCCCAAGATCGGCCGCATCATGCTGCGCACGGGCTTCAAGCGCATCGGAGACCACTCCGTGTGGACTGGGCAGCTCCGGGGGGACGCCATGGGCCTGTTGGCAACCGTCCGGCACGTCCCCATCCTCCGCGTGTGGGCCGCCCGCGTGCTGGCGCTCACCAGCGGCAAGGCCATCGCCGACCCACGCGCCCGTTTCAAGGTCAGGGCATCCAAGTCCCACGAGCTCTCGGACGAGACGTGGGCGTTCGCGAGCGAGAGGTACGGCCTCACTCGAGAGGAGTTAGGAGAGTTGGAGCAGCAGGTGGCGAGCGTGAGCGCCTTGCCTGCCATCCTCCACCACCCGGCGTGGTACGCCATCGTGCTCCGCGACTCCTGAGGCCTGTACAAGCAATAAGCAGCTACAACACCATGGCAAATAGGAGAACGGCAAACAAGGGCAGGCGTCGTCCGGCCCGAGTGTCCACCGTAGTCGTCCAGCGTGCGGGCCGCAAACCCAGGGCCCGCAACGTCAGCGCTAGGATGGGGCTTATCCCCGCCTTCCGCGCCTACGACCAACTGCTGCGTGACCCTTGCGCGGCCAACCTAACTCACCCGTTTTACTCGGGCTGCGAGTCTGGCTACTTGATTCGCACCACCGACTTGCTGCCCATTAATTGCCCCGCCACTGTGGGGGTTGTCGGCGCAGCGGCCACCAGCAGCTTCTCGCTGGCCTACAACCCTTCGAGCTATTACGACACGGGCTCCTACCAGGGGTCCGTCATTGCCGCCAGCGGCGCCAACATTTCCGGGAAATGGGCCTACGCCGGCGTTACCAACGTCACCGGCTACCCTTCAACAACCCCGTACTTCACAAACTTCGTTTCCTCGCCTGTCGTGGACCGGTTCCGCCCAGTCGCCGCCTGCCTTAGGTGGGTCCCGACCGGAGCGGCGGCCACGCGCGCCGGGACGATTTCGATGGGCTACATGCAGGGTTTCCCGCTCAGCGCCGGCTTCGCCGTTGCGAATGCGGGACCGGCCTACAATCCCAGCAGCTCGTATGCTCTGGGCCAGCGGTACACCACTAACGGCTCACAGGTGCACGAAGTCCGGTGGCTTCCAACGGCACCGGACGAGGGCTTCACGACCGTCAATGACCTTAAGGCCGGCACCGGCACGGTCATGGTCACGGGCATTAACGTTGACGGCAAGTACAACACGACCAACAACATTTTACTTGAGGGTTACGTTGAGATCACCACCGTGTGGGAGTGGACTCCATCCGCCGTGTCCACCGGCATCGTGGCAGCGCCTAAGGCGCCGCCGCCGTACACGACCCAGCAGTTCCTCTCCACCATCGAGGACATGGGGGCCTTCCTCTTCGACGGGGTGCGGTCCTCCGCGTCGGCCGCTTTCCGGGG